TTCATAATTCGCCAGCCGCTAGACTTCCAAGGTTTCTTAGGAAGAATAGACAAAGCGTTAATTTCACGGTTAATCATAGACCACACTTTTTGACCGTAAATCAAATTGTGCAAAGAAGCATCGCCACCGGGAGTAGCCAATGCGTGTCCAGCGTGAATACCGCTAGTAATGCCCGTTGCTTTCAAAAGGTTATCGCTACCAATTCCATAGGTTGCTCGCTCCAAATCTCCAATTGTCTTAAAATATCCACTCATTTTAAATACCCCCCTCGTGCTTTGAGAAAAGACCATGAATCTCATCCCAAGACATTTCACTCACACGGGAAAAATCTTCACTAAGTTGACGGGTCGTTTCTTCAACCGTTTGTGCCTTAGCGATTTCATTGTTTTCCAAACTCTTTTTCAAGGTAGAAAGTTCTTCACGAAGAACCTCAAGTTCGGATTGTGCATTAAACTTGGACTTAGCAATTTCTTGCTTTTCAATCTCAAGTTCCTTTGCGTAGCGAGCCTCAAACTGAGCCTTAACTAAATCGTATGCTCGGTCCTCTTGCTTTTCTGCTCGGAAAGCCTCATAAGCCTTCTCAAGGTTAGAAGGAGAAAGGTCAAGAGTATCAACACCCTTTCTTTCCTGCATATACTCAAGTTCCACATCTTCTTCTTGAGCCATGTAGTCGCCGTCTTCTTCTTCCATGAATGCGCTATCTTCCTTTTCTTCTTCAGAACCGTAGTTTTCGGTTCCGGCTTCTTCCATCATTTCCACTTCGTTGTCGTCGGAATCATCCTTCAACAACACGGTGTTTTTCAGTTCAGCCATTACATCATTAAATTCGGCTAATGCCTTTTCAATTTCACTCATTTTTTTGTCCTCCTTAATTATATTAAATTTGGCTTCGGGATTAATCCCTTCTTCACAAATTGTGATTTCATGCAATTCTAATTTATCAATTTCTTTATAACTTCCGATGTCGGGGTCATATTTATTGGCTTTGTTAATTGCCTGTCCTCCAATTGAGAAAGAACGAAGTTTTCCACGACGAATATCTCGTGCTACTTCTTTTGCCTTCTCAATATCATTTCTTAACTTTATCACTACAAAAAAACCTGTATCATCAACGCCTGTTTTAAGGACTTTTCCTTTGGAATCTGTATAATTGTCTAGGACCTCACCCACTTGCACATTGGAGTGGGTAATCATCACATTTCGGAAGCGGTCGTTTTTCATAAAACCGTCTGCCGCTTCACGGATTGCATTAAGAGTAATTTTATCGTTCTGCTTATCCACCACATCAACTGATGCATAGCCAGCAATAACGCACTCTTTGTTTTCCTTAAGAATGATAAATTCCCCACCATCGGTAGGTGCATTACCAAACATCGGAGTTTCCAACTGCATAGTAATTAGTAGGTTAGAAGACTATATAAATATTACTTAGATTCTACAACTTTATTTTGCATTTTGTTGTGTTTATCCCCTCTAGCATCATACAGACCTTCGTTAGAATCCTTCGGTGCTGGTTTAGTTTCATAACCAGTCCAAGCCAACCACATTTCTTCACCGTCAACAGGTAAGAATCTAGTGTGTAATTTTGAGTCAATATCCTTTCCTCTCAACATATACTCATGGTAGCCATGTCGGTGTGCGCCTAACATCACCTTTCCTTTGTCAATTAGAATATCATCTTCGGGGGATGAAACTAACTTACAAGGATATTTACCGGCCTCTCCCAAAAAATCATAGAGGTTTTCTTTTGATTCAATGTCCACTTCCCAAACATTTTCAAAATCCTTATGTTTAACTACGAAGTAGATTTTTTCATTCTTACCCAGCCACATTAAAAAGTCCGCTACCTGTTCGTCCATTTTATTGAGGGTTTTATCGTCGTGATAAAATTTATCCTTACCAACGATACCATAAGCGTCCCCCATCTGCATAAGTCTCTTCTTCATTTTTTCCATTCCGTTTTTATCACCAAATAATCTATTGATGAGGTCGGGGTCGTGGGCCATAGCCCTTTTGAAAATATTTTCTATTGTTAAAGTTCCGTGATTTTGTAAAATTTCTTGGACAAAGGACATAAATCTACCGTTGTCTTTCCCATAGGCTCTTTTAATTTCCTTCTTCCAAAGTTCCATATCCGGATATGCGTTCTTTGACATGAGGTTCTTTTCCTTAAAACCGTGGAAAACTAAACCATCCATGTTTAATTCTAAATCCATTTTAGCAATACCGTGAACCCCATCAGTAATAATATACGATTTCTTGAGAGCCTCCACGGTGTAATCTGCTAAACTTTTCTTCCCATTCTTAGTTAAGAACTCTAGAGTAACAAGTTTATCCGACTCGCTGACTTCGGGAATCTCATGAAACTTAGCGTTGTAAAGGCTGTAGCCTTTCTTTGCATCTCCCATAACTTCATCCACCTTCACACGAATAATTTTACCTTCTTCTACATCAGCCTTAGTATTTACAGTTTTACCAACCTCAGCATAATACTCGCCCTCAAATTCTCTTGCCTTTGGGGTGTCCTCTTCTACAGGACCGATACCCACAATGTAAGTATTGGATTTATTTTTATTGATTCTCTTTGAAAGAACGATTACATCTAGGTCAATAATTTTCTTCCACTTAATCCACTTGGGGTTTTTCTTCTTTCCGATAACATACGAAGATTTAGCATCCTTAATGACTACTCCCTCGGAGGTTGGATTATTCATAATTTCCATAGCGTATTCTTCAATTTCTTCGTAGGAGTCTGCTTCTCTAGTATTACTCTTATTAGGAAAGAGAATAATTTCGTTGGTAAGAGCGGTAAATTCACTGATTAGAATTTTTAATCGGTCTTCCATTTTTTCCATAGCCACAGATTCGTTGTCATATGACATAATATCAAAGACATGGATTTTAATATCGCCTTCACCTTTTTCTTTTTTGTTAATATATGCTAATGTATCTGCACGAATTAAAGGTTCATCACCTTTGTAAAGGACGGCCTCTCCATCCAAAATACAATTCTTAATTTCCTTTTTCTTTAGATAATCAACACACTTAGGAAATTTTTCTGTAATTTCATTTCCATTAAATGAATAAACTTTAACCGTATCGCCTTCTTTGTGAACTTGAACCCTCAATCCATCGTATTTTTCTTGAACGATGAACTCTCCCGTCATTCCCTTAATTTCTCTTAGGTCGTCAATATCAAAAATTCTATACATGGGTTTATTGGGAGTAATGAATTTAACTTTCTCATCCTCCTTCATTAAAACGGGCTTGGTCGTCAAAGATGAATATAGTTGCTTTGCCTTTCTATCCTTAACATCTAATGCCTTGTCGGAATAAAGAATGTCTGATTCTAAATTAGGAAAAATTTCCTTATATTTGTCCTGTTCTAGTAGGGTTCTTAACTCAACCACTAGTTTTTCCCATTCGTAATCGTATGCCTTTGGGTTCTCAACGGCAGTTAAATAAGTAGCCTTAACTCTATTTGTCAAAGAAACACTATTCTTATGAATAGAAAAAATGTCCGGAAACATATTCATTCCTCTCATGCTTCGTCGGAGGGAACAAATGCGGCTTCTTCGCTAACCTTCAAGGTGTGCTTATACCGGCGAAGTTTTTCAAGTGCAGTTTCTAAAGCGGCCTCCAAATCCTTATCTTGAGAATCCTCCGGAACTTCCGAGTCCTCAGTTCGGGGCATTCCTCTATCTTCTTCGGTGCTTTTGTAAAACATATGTTCGGGCAAAAGTTTGTGCTGACGACTTTTCTTCACTTCTTGAACAGAGCCGGACTTTGCCTTAGCCGCCATACTTTCAACATTCATGGGCTGAGGTTTAATTTCTTTGTAGGGGCGTTCCTCTCCTGTTTCAGCCATAATACCCAAAGCATTAGTAATAATTGACTCCAACTCAACGAGTCGGGTCAAAAGCATTCTCTTGTCTCTCAAATCATCTTCCGGTTTTTCGTCTACCATACTCATAGTGTTCCCTCCAATTTTCCAACCAATTCGTCTAACTCGGACCAGTCCATCTTAGCGATAGTATCAGCCGATGGAACCGGGCTAGAAGTTTGCATTGACGGGCGAGGGGTATGAACAACCATACCCGACTTCATCAAACTCATACTTGATTCTCTAACTTGCGTTTCTAGGTTCTCAATTCTAGTGATTAACATTTTAATAATATCTACTACTTCGTCCATTATTCTTCCTCTCCGTATACCATTCCGTATATTTCCTCGTATAGTGTTTCGTATCGCTTTCTAAGGTGGGCTAATTTTTTAATTAATTTGAGGTTCTCCTCATCCATCCCCTCTAACTCATCCTCTTCCGCTGAATCTACTATACTGCCCAATGTATTTATAACTTTTGTTAGTTTGAGGTATTCTTCCCCAAAGAACTTCGTGGGTTCTGCGTCTTGGAGGTAAGTCTTTAGTCGTCGTCTTTCCTTTGTGTTCAGTTCTCCTAAGTCCATTTTTTCCTCGTCGGGAAAACCTGTCGTGTAGTCAAACTCCATATCAATGTCCAGCGAGTTAACGACCTTTCTTTCTCTAGTAGAAAATATGGTAGGGGGGTGCTTAGACAAAATAGCAAGAACAATCCATTCGGCGTAGGTCTTACTATTAGGGGCTTCGGACACGGGAACATCTAACTCGTTTTGAACGAATTCCTCTTCCATGAAAATGTCCGTGAAAATTTCAATACCTAAGTCATAATCATTTAAAATCCTGTATAAATTGTCTAGAACTCTCCTTCTTGGGATTCTTCCCAAAGGAATAGCGTTTGTAATTCTAGTTTTCATTCTCGGCCATACTACCATGAACCTAGAAATGTTTGCTTCACCCCCTTCTGTAGTGGAGGGTAATTCTCTATCCGTAAGGGTTTTAGCCGCCACTCCAATAAAATTAGCCAAGAAAAGGATTCTTCTATCGGGCTTAATGTTAATTTTAATAGGCAAGACCTTTACTAAAGCGTCGTAAAAGGCCATTAGTTTTTCGGTCATAACCCCACCGGAAAGTTCCTCTTGAAGTTTTTCTACATTTACTTGTAGGGAGGAACCCGACCTCCTAAACATTGACTGATAGGCTCTAGCGTTTTCCGGTCTATCAAATCTAACAAATCTATTATTGGGACCGACTCTTAATACATCTCCGTCCCCACTTAATCTAAAATAACCCTTAAGTCTTTCAACAATTTTTGTAATATCCCCCTCGGATAGTAAGTCCATAGAAGAAATGAAACTTTTCATATCATCATCTAATTCAACCTCGTTAGACTCCACCCCGGATTGAAATGCTTTGGCGGCTCTAATATATTTGTTGATATTTTGAGTAGTTAATTCTTTAGGGTCCTTATCCTTGAGGTGTTGGATAATATACTGCTTTAGATTAAAACTCTCCATCACCATTAAATCACCTCAAACCTGCTTCCACTTCTTGCTCATTTTAGGACCACCTTGAACAAAATCCGGAACAGTTGGGTTTTTTTCCCATTTTTCCGGAGGTGCTTCGGGGACCCCCATTGTTAGGTCCTTCTTGATTTGTTTCTTCTTATTATCTAGTTTTTTTCTAATTTTATCATTCATTTATTTTTCCTCCATAACTTCTTTTAGAATAATCGCTTCCTATATTACCCGTGTGTGATAGTTCATACCCATAAACTCTTCTTCTAATTTTATCAACGAGTTTCTTTTTATTATTTTTAATGTAATTTATTGCCTCACCGTATTGTGTAGATGCCTTTTCCTCTATGTCCTGCATAATTTTTCTAACATTATTTTCATCAAGTATAATTTCGGAACCATTACCATCAATAGTAGGAACAATACCACCGGGAAGTTTTCCCCTAACATAAGCAAGTTGTGTTCTATCACTTTGTTTATCACCATCTTGGTCTCTATAATAAGAAAATATATTAAATTTTAAAGTCGGTTGATAAACATTTAAATTACATTCTAGTCTAATATCTATAAATTCTGTTGCATCACCATCAGCATAGGATAACCTAGTTTTTAAATATTCTTCTAGAGTATTAAGATTTTCTTCCCCTACATCTAAAGTAGGTAAATTTTCTGTCCCCTTCAATTTATATTTAAGTGTTAAACTTTGACCCCTACCAACTTCTATGTGTGCAATATCACCCGGCTTGGAACCGTGTTCTACAAAATCCAAATTTTCTAAATTTATTTTTCCGAGTCTAAATGCACCTGCGGCTTGAAAAGCAGGAATCGCGCTATCCATGCTGGCTTGAAAATCTTCTCGTGATTGTGCATAAGAACAAACCGATTCTGTAACCGCTCTATCCCCTCTACTAAGAACCACACCACCCGAACATACTACAAAAATTTCTCCTTTTTCGGGTCTTGTTCTAACTAAACCACTTTTTCTATCATCTACTGATAGATAAAACCCGTCGCCGGTAAGACCCGGATAATACAAAATACCAAGCACCCTACCTGTTAAGTTATCTATGGTGAGGTCCTGTAAAACTATAGTGTCTTCTCTATTTGCTTGCTCTCTAAAAATAGTAGATAAAAACCCCTTTGCTGTCATAGCAGGGGATGTAATTCTTCTTCCTTCTTTATCCTTTGCCTGTTGCCCTTCCTCGCTACTAAAAAATCTTCTTGGTTCATAAACTCGTCTAATAATATCAACCATTTCTATATTCAAATCTTCTATTTTATTTACATCTACTGTATATCTGCTTTGAGAAGTTTTGTCAAAATACCTTTCAACATCTACCTCTTCAAGAGTTAAATTACCGGGAGTGTTAGAAGTAAAATCTGGTAAAGAAAATTTAAACTCAAAATTAACAGACATACCAATATCTACATTAGACTTATCTTTTAAATTTAATATAAAGTGAATTTTATTAGAACCCATTTCTTTTACTCTCCTTTTAAGGTATAGTGTAAAATCGTTATTTTCAGAAATGTCAATAAATGATTTAAAGTTAGGGCTTTCTAAATATTCGGAGAAATCTTTTTCTAATGCTTCTGTGAGATACTCTTTATACATTCTTTGTTTTTTATCCTTTGTAATATATGTAGGGATTTCACCCTTTACTCTCAATAAATCATTAAAGGTGTTTTCGTTAGAAAGGTCCTTGAGCGTAGTCGGTAGACCAGTATAAGACTTTTCTAATCTAAAGCCTCTTTGCTGACCCGTTGGTTGGGAGAATCCCGGCAACGAAGAAGCGATAGCATCGTCAAAAATACTACGGATGGTTCTACTTCTAAACCTATTAGCCTTACCCTCTAGTGTTGTAATTGGTCTAGTTAAACCATTGTTTTCATAATACAAAGATAACCCAGTCTCTAGTTTTCTAATTATTTCTGACTCTACATCTTCCGGAATAGAATAAGGTTTTCCTTCTATACTTATTTCACTAAGTCCCTTTAAAAACGACTCTAGGCTTTGTAGATGATTTTCAATTCGTGAGTCATTACTAAAACCAAAAACAGCAAAGGGATAGTTTCTAAGATTAGTTATCCCTCCAATAGATGAGGTGTCCATATACCCTAAAATATTATAAGTATTGTCCCGTTGCCCCCTCCTACCGATAAATTTTCTAATTCTTCTTAACATCTGTTTCTTTAATCTCGGAGAGAAAAACTTATCTAAAAAATCATAGTTTAAACTTAAGGACACGGTTCTATCCCTGTTAATTTTTTCGTTGTAAGGCGATACATCAACAATAGCCGCCCCAACAAACCTTGCTCGTGAGTCTTCATTTTCCGTATAAAAAAACTCCTCCAAATTAGCAGTCCGAGCATTTGCTACAAACCCAACATTTTCATCAAATCTAGATACTATACTAGCCACCTTTTTCATAACACCGCTAAAATTAGTTGCACCAAATAATCGCCCTCTTGACAAATCATACATACCAGTAGAGTAGGCCCCTATACCTCTTTTAAACGGTATCTCTCCCAAATTATCAGTTGCAAGACCCGTGGAATCCCCTATAAGTTTATTAAATTTAGAAACAACCGACGATTTAAAAGCAGGGTCCATATTACCCAAACCCGTTTCAATAGGAACCAAAGCCACTAAATTATCTAAATCAAATTCATTCCCCATTTGAACTAATTGTAAAATCGTTAACCTACGACCAAGTTTATTACTAGTTTCCATAATCCAATTATAATCTTTACTATCAATTGTATAAAATTCTAGCGTTCTATTCGGTAGTTCTTCATTATCAAGTTCAATCCTTTCAATTGCGCTATCACGCCCCACCAAATTACCAAAGTTTTCCATAGCATTAGCGATAGCGTCAAAAAATCCAAGGGACTTAATTTTAAATAATATATCTCTAAATCTAACTTCCTTAACTAAATAAATAGAACAAGCCTCATTCAATTTTTCGGCTTCTTCTCTAGACATTAACCCAGCCGCTTTTTTAATAATCATCATGGAATCCTCCTTTCTGTTCTACTATCAACATTGTTATTTCCAGCCTCTTTAGGTAAGCCGCTAAATCTCTTGGGAGGACCCTTTTCCATAGTAGTCTCTCCTGCGACCTGCGCCTTCGTATTTCCGGTCATTAACGCTTGCTCCTGTAGTTGGCCTAACTGTGAACGGTCAATATTAGTTCCCGCATATGGGTCAGTTTCAATTTGTTTTCCATCCTCGGCTTCCAAATCAACATCAATTAATTCCTTAGCGGGGAACTTCTTAAACACGAAATCACCATCCTCGTTCATATCTACATCAAATCCTAGATTCTTCATATTAACTGCGAGTTGTAGTTCCATTTCTCTTCTTCGCATGACGGCCATTTCGTCCTCCTCCTCGCTTCGGAGGAGTTGAACTTTCCAATCAGTGATTCCAAATTCCTTCATTAGGAACGGAAACATATACTTATTATATACATTTTGGGCTTGCTCAACTGCTCGGTTAGTGACTAAAATCTGCATACCTTCGTTGTTAAGACCACCACCGGTAGTGGTATCGCCAGTAAAAACATTACTTACTCCATAGAAAGAAGAAATACGAGTTCTCAAATCGTCTTTAACATTGATGTAGTCCATTTCCTTGATAGTGTTCGTAAAGGAAACCCAATTTACATTTCCACCGGAACCTCCCTCAGTTTCAATACCCATAATAGGAATGTAGTGAGGGTCCCTTTCTAACTTCTCCTTTACACCCTTCCAATACTTAACTAAGGACTCCATGTTATTAGTTTGCACCGTAAGAATACCTCTTGGTGTTCTAGCCTTAGTATATAGAGTGCTAATATATGCCTCCATAGCGGAGAGAGTAAAAATGTGATTCCATAGAGTTAGAACAGGTGGGTGTCCGTAAAGTCTTGAGGGGGAATATTTACTGAAATGGACAACCTCTCCCATGATATAATTTTGTTCATCCTTCCCGGATTTATTTACAAACTCAATAGCGTGAAGTCCACAACCGCAGATACCGCACTTATCGTATTTGTCTTCACTAATATAATCCCTGTGAGTAATACAGGTGTAGCGGGAATGTCCACGGTCGCCATCTTCGTCTACTTCAATGTGCATAGTGGTGGGGTCGCCTCGGTAAAGTTCATTAATTTTAGACATTACTACCTGCCCCTTCTTATCCAAATAATAGTCCTTTACAAGAATCAAATATGCATCGTCAAGAACATTTAAGTCTGTTTCTAATTCCTTCAAAACATCAATAAATAATTGATGGGAGGAATTGATATACCCCTCAAAGAACTCATAGGCATACATTTTTTGATTTAAGTCGGGCCTTCTTAAATCAACAGACCCACAGTTTGAACAAATTTCCACCTCCTTATGGTGTTCGTGTCCACAGTTATTACACTTCAAGTCAAACGACTTAATCCATTCGTAGCCTCTTCGGAAAATTTCAGTTTTTAATTGCACCAAACAGGTTCTAACCACCGTAGAGTTTTCAGCCGTTTCATAGAGGTATTTTCCTGCGTAGTGCTGGGGCATTCTTCTCTCTTGAATACCCATGTTATACACTTGGTCGTTAGCAGGAGTAGGGGTTCTTCTCCTAACTAGATTACGAAGGGTATCTCTTAGTCCCATAATTAGTCCTCCTTAACGATAGAGTCCACGGTGTTCATGTAGTCCCACCGACTGTTTTCCCTATATTTGACAACATCGGCTTCCTGTATATTATACTTTTGGAGTTCGTCTTTATTTACAGCGTCCTTCCAATTTTCCCACTTAATGAGTTTAAAAATTTCTTCAAGGCGTGGCTTTGCCCAATCCTCCTTTGCGAAGTTCTGCTTAATCATAATGGCTTCCTGTAGGAGTTTGCCCTGCTCCTTTTTCATTCGTAGGTGGGGAATAGTTTTTTCTAATAATTTGGTAATGTCCCCTTGACTGTAAAAATTTAATCGGTGTTGGCTTCGGTTGTTTTCACCAACCTTTTGGTCAAGGTGAAGGCGACCAATTTTCAATTGATTTTCCATCTCCTTGAAGAAAGCCTTGCCTCGGTCGCCTGTAGCAATCATACCCACACGGGGAGCGTATTTTGCATCCATTGTAATGTAACCATCGGAGTCAATAAAGCCCGCTACATAGGAAAACAGGTCTTTTTTAATTTCATCCGAGAAGATAAAATACTCCCCGTCAACATTAATTGCATCTATTTTCTTAAGCATTTTGGAAATAGTTTGAGGCGTGGTGGACCTGTGATAAGAAGAGGGCAACAATGAATGAATAGTGTTGCTAGTAATGCCGGGATTATTACAGATAGTCTTAACCAACATATCCTCTAAAACTTTTTGTCGTGGCTTACGGATAGACTGATGAGAAATGTCCTTGAGAATTTGTTTAATTAATTTCTTGGAGGTTTTAAATTTCTTAACTTCGTTAGTGTATTCCTCTCCGTAATCTAACCCGGACTTAGTAATGTCGGCCTCCCACATCTTCACTAAGTTATCAATGATAGTTTGGCGGGTTTCCCCATCCTTAATGTGATAGAGTTTCTTTAACATACTAGTATTGGGCGTGAGCATCTTAACCGACTTCTTGAACGGGCGAAGCCAATAAATACTATTTAACGATTCATCTAAATGTTCAGTATAGGCCTTAATTAAATGGTTAATGGTAGAAGACATTTTTTCTCTTGTCTCTCCCTTGAGAGTTCTTCTAATAACTCGTAGTTCCTTGACTACTTCGGGAATTGTTTTTTCCTCAATGAGGGGTTCTGTTGGCATTTTAGAAATGTGTTCTCTTGCTTCTGTAAAGTTAATTGACAAATTAGAAGAAATATCCTTAATAACTTCTGTTTCATCGTGACACTGATATGACAACCAAGAGGCAAGTTTTGTTCCTTCTAGGATTTCTTCCTCCTTTCTGTCCTCCTGTTCTCGGATAGCGGCTAACTCTTGAAGTTGCCTTCTTTTTTCTTCAATATCAATTTCTTCCTCTTTAATAATTAATTCCATACATACCGCCTCCTAAATTAATTGCTGGTTGGTTTGTGCCGAAAATGTCCATATCTTCTAATTCTATAAAGGCATCAGCAAACTTTTTTGTAGCGTAGTTAGCCAAAGCCAGCGCAATAACTGTATCGTCGTGTGCGCCCAGTCCTTCAATTCTTCCGTTGTTCCCAATACCAAAGGCTTCCAATTCTTGAATAATTACATTAGAAACCTTTTTGTCCTCGTCGTTTTGATACGGAAGAAGAATTTTATTGTTCTCAAAGTTCATCTGTAAGTTAAGAATAATCTCTTCTTTCTTCTTCCTACTCATAGTGAACTCCTTAACGGGGAAGTCGGAAATATCCCGGAGTTCCATAGCGAAGGACTTAGCGAAGGTATTTGTTTCAATCATCACGATTTCCGGCGAGAACCTTTGACATAAATCTGTAATACGAGTAATGTGTGAACGGAAGTCCATGTTCTTT